CACCTTTGGAGTCTGAGCCATGCCGTCAAACGCTGGTAATATCGGTATTGATTATTCCATCCAGTTCTTTGACGGCGTGACAGGTGCGCTTCAAGACCTTGGCGACGTCCAGAACGTCAAGTTCACAGCCTTGAAGCATGACTTGAAGAACATGCCATACAACAACAACCCCATCTACGATTACATCAACGATGGACATAAGGTCACGTTCACGATCACGCGCACGGATTCGCGGTGGGACGTCTTCCAGGCGACGCGCGAGGCGAACATTCTCGCGGGGATCACCAACACGTCCGGCACCTTGCAGAAATCCATCAACGACGGCACCTCGACCAGCCGGTTTCTCTACACGCAATTCGTCTTCTGGATCCCGGAGCTCGGCGACATCTCGCGCGAGAAACTCGTCCAAGTCCAGGGCGAGGGAATGGCCTCTGCGATGATCAAGATCGCCTGAACTAAGGAACGTCATGACGCCGTCTGAGGAAATTGTTAAACGCTACTCCCGCATCGAAAAGGCGGCTGACGAACTCGGCCGCGTGATCGGAGTCCATCGCCTCAAGGTCAGCCAGCAGGCAAAAGTCGCTGAGATGACGCCACAGCTCGATGGCGAGTCCGAGATCAAGACGACCCTACCGGACGGCTCCGAGAAGACGTTCCGCATCGCGCGCCGCGGCGTGTTGATGGTCGCGGCCTCGGTGTGCGAGATCGACGGCATTCCGATCCCTTTCGCCAAGACGCGTTTCGAACTTGACGCCATTGCCGACGCTCTCGACCAAGAGGGCCTCGCTGCGGCGATGAAAGCGCTTGAGAAGTTCAATCCCAAAGTCGCCGAAGGCGAGGAGGCGCCGGACGCGATAGCCGACGCAAAAAAATCTCACGAAACCCATACACACGCGCGGCACTCTGGCTGATTTCCAAGGGCATTCCTTTTGATGTCGCCTTCTCTCTGGATGAGTCGGAATTGTTGGGGTGGACCATATCGCACGGCGAGATGATCTCGAACAAAGACTTCAATTGGGACTCGATGGAGTGGCCGGAGAGTTGAGATGAATCTGACCGAGGCCGCGGCGTTGTTCGTCGGGATCGGCGCCGCTTACGAGCGTAACGTCCACGAGGCGCTTGAAAAGGCGTGCGTCATCATCGAAGACGAGGCGAAGAGCTATCCCGGCGCATATCAGACCGGATGGGATCCTCTGCAGCCGGAGACGATCGCCCGCAAGGCGAATGGCGACACCCCGCTGCTTGAGACAGGCATCATGCGCGGGAGCATTGAGCACACCGTCGAAGGCCAGTCCGGGTACGTCGGTTCAAACGATGATGTCGCGGTGTTCATGGAGCTCGGAACTTCAAGAGGCGTGCCGCCAAGGTCGTTCTTGGCACTTGCCGCCCAACAGAAGGGCGAAGAGGCAGCGCACGCCATCGGGTCCGAACTCTTCACGAAGATGATCGCGCCCTAAGGGCCGTATTTGAACATCAAAAGACCGAACACGACGCCGAAAACTATCGACGCGCCAAAGATCATGAGAAACGATCGGACGATTTCTCCCCCGAGAGTGCGCTGTTTCGGTTGAGCAGCGGCGTCCTGCATCGCAGCGACTTGGAGGACGGTTTCGATCTTGTCGAGAGGGATCTCGACGATAAGGTCACCGAGTTTGTGCGAGGCGGCGGCGATCGCGGCGACGGCGATTTCCGGCGTGTAGTCGAACCATTCTCCGACAAGACGCTTCTGCCACAGAATATCGTGGGCTGCCTTCTCGACACGGTTGGCGTCATTCGACTTGACGACGCACGTATAGACGAGCTCGAGCAGTTCAGATGATCCGGTCTGGAGGTCGCGCAAGCGTTCTCTCGGATCGGCGGCGACACCGACCTTGACGTGTCCGGAAATAGTTTTCCGGATCACATAGGCGAACGCTGATGGCCGCCGCGCCTGAGCGCCCACCGTGGGCCTGTTGAGGCGACGCAAGTCCTCTGGACCGAAAAGGACTCCGGTCCTGTGGCCTAAGATCCGAGGGCCGCCGACAAAGAAGCGCATGTTGCGATTGATCCAACGTTGCCAATTTCGCGTCTTATACGGCAATGCCGGCCCGCGCGCCAAGGCACATGAGGGCTGAAGTTGGCTGAAATCTATAAAATTGGTGTGGAAATAGCCCTTGCGGGATCGATCCTGCATGGGTTGGAATCAATTTCCGCCGGGCTGCTCGGAATCCGCACCAGGGTCAGCGAAGTCGAGGGTGGCTTCGCGCGCTGGGGTCAGGCTATCGCCGGCGCCGGGGCGATCTTCGCCAGCAGCAAGTTGCTCGAAGGCCTGGGCAAGATGGTTGAGGCTGGTGGAGAGCTAGTTAAGCAGCAGACGCTGCTGAGTCAGGTCGGCGCGTCGAATGCGGAGGTGAACAGCACCACCAATACGGCGATGCAGGTTGCGCAGAATGTTCTCGGAACGACGATCGCAGGCAATATCAAAGGGCTCCGCGAACTCAGGAGCGTGATGAACAACCCGGAAGAGGCTGAGGCTATCTTTCCGGAGGCAATGCGGGTTGCGAAAGTTCTCGAGTCCTTCGGCGGCGGCAAGCCGGAAGACACTCTGAACAAGCTCATACGAGCCACCGAGCAATTGGGCGGCGGCGTGAACCCGGCTACCGGGAAGATCGATCCCGACCGGTTCATTCAATACCTCCAGGTCGAAGAACGCGCCATTGCGGCATCGGGCGGCTTCATCGACGCCAACAAGATTTTGGGGTTCGCGCAGCAGGCCGGCCCCGCGGCTCGGTTGATGACCGATCCAACGCAACTATTCAACCAGTTCATGACCGCCATGATTGACATGGGCGGCCAACGAGCAGGTACGGCGCTCACCGCCCTCGATCGTCAGTTGCTTGGCGGCAAGATGCCGCGTTCCGCCGCCGAGGAGCTGCAGAACCTTGGTATTCTGAAAGAGGGCGGGTGGAGGCCAGCCGGCGGTCAGGGCATCTTTATGGATCCCGGCGCGATCAAGGGCGAGAACATCATCAAAGACGGCACCAAGGGTGTCGGTGACTGGATCAGAGACATTTTCGCCCCTGCTCTTCAGGCGAAGGGCATCACCGCTCCTGCGGACGTCATGCAGGAGATTTATCGAGCATTCGGAACTGAGACGGCGCGGCGTATAGCAGCGCTCTACATCCAGAACCAAGCGCAGATCGGGCGCGACGTCAACCTGCTCAGTCAGGCGAACCAAAACGCCTACGCCGGAGTCGCCGCTGGCGACCTCGGCATGAACACGGCGAATTTCTCGACTGCCATCACCAATCTGATGGAGGCCTTCGGCGCGCCGATGGTCCCGATTGCGATCAGCGCAATCCAATCTCTCTCCAGTGGCATCAACTTCCTGGCCTCTGTCGCTTTGGCGCACCCTGAAGCCATGAAGATAGTCGGCGAAAGTCTTGTCGGTCTGGCGGCTGGTCTGGCCGTCTTCGGAACAGGGGCTGTGCTCGCCGCGCTGGTGGCGTTTGCTGGCCCGACTGCGGTCGGTGCGTCCGCTCTCGCCGGTCTCGCCGCGGCCCTGACGGTGCTCGGGGGGATCAACTGGAGCAGCGTCAGCACCTCCATCACGACCGCCTTCACGTCGATCGAGTCGCAACTTGTCTCGGCCATCGAAGGCATCCCCGGCGCGCTAGCGGGCGCCATCGCTGGCATCCCCGGAGCGATCGGCGGCGCGCTGAGAAACGTCTTCACCGGCTCCGGACCGAACTCCGGGCCGGCTCCGAATGGATTCAACTCGGCGCCGTCAACGCCAGGCACTGGAATGGGCAAGCAGTCGATGAACACCGTTCCTCTGCATGTCAAAACTGCAATGTATATTGATGGTCGAGTCGTCGGAGAGTCGACCGCTACGGCCTTGGCGCAGATTTCGACGTTCCCGACGCAGGCGGCAAGCGGTGACACATACTCCGCATACGCGGCGCCAGACTACAACGCCACTGCTGGATAACGAGGCCCCGACGCCGCGACACCTATTTGGGCTACGTCGCCGCTTTGGCAGCGCCGGGGCACGATCGTGTAAGCGATTCGCTCCCGCGCCATCAAGACAAATCCTCGGCGGGGTGAACAGGCGTGCCCGACCAAATCATGGTCCCGATGGACATCGAGAT